TGATTAATGACATCAGCATTAACAATACCGAGAATAGAAGCTTTAGCAAATGAAGATATGGAAATATCACCGTTAATTATTCCTTCAAGAATTAAAGTCCCAGTGTCTTCTACAAAAATATTTTTGTTAGAAATGCCAGTAAAAGTTAAAGTGGAGTTTGCTTTTACAGTTATATCTTCATCGTAAACATCATGTAAAGTAGTATTCTTACTTATAATCACGTTAATCACCTCCTTTCGAGATGATTATAGCACAAACGGTAAAAAAATACAATCGACGTAAATGAAAGGGAGTGTTGAGCAGTGGATATATGGGATATTTTAATGGAGCACCCGTTGGCAGTAACGGTTGTAGTTTCAATTATTTCAAGTGCAGTTTTTTGTACATTGTTTAATTGGTTATTAAGATAACAACTACTGACGTTTCGCAAAGGTGAGGAGTGAAAGAAAATGAGAAACAGCGACCCCTATGCAGGCATATTCTATTTAATGGGTATAATGTTCGGAGCAGTCATTGTTATTTTGTTATTAAAGGGTTGATAGAGAGGAAGTGAGGGAATGAACATAATAGAAGCAACACGCAAGGCATTAAAAGAGGGCGTAGGAATAAAGAATAAGAATGATATTACGCAGAATTATTTATTACCTACAAATACAAGAGAATGTTATATTGTTGTTCCGATTGGGTTTGCTGTAGGTAATAACACCAAAGCCGTACCACGTTGGAATCCTAAAGCAGAAGATATACTTTCAAATGATTGGAAGTTATATCCGCATAGAACGGTATAACCCCCACAAAGTATTACTGTTTTAAACAGAACTCGTATGCTACATCATCTGCGTCTTGGACTGAATAAATAAAACCGTCTTGAATTAGATTTCGGAGCATAACATCTAACTAATCTTTAGGAATTTTAAGGTCGTCCATTACATCATAAAAACATATAGAAATGTATTTGTCGTGAGTTTTGTAAAAATCAAGAATTTTACAATGAGAGATAGAAAGTAGGTGAAAAACAATGGCAAAAGTAATGGTAGAAGTAAAGCAAGTAGATTTGAAAACATTTCGCCAAATGTTCGGTATACCGGAGCATACTGTACAACGGTGGGTACACACCAAGAATTTTCCGGCATACAAGTTGGGTCAGAAATGGTACGTTGACCTGAAAGCATTTGAAAAATGGCGTGAAACAGAACACGCCAACAGCTACAAATATGCGTAAAGCATAATAAAACACCTTGCAGGCAGACAAGGGCTGTCCGCAGTATTATACCGCAAAAAAGTCAATTTTTCTTTTCCCTAAAAAGTTTAAATTTTAATGAAATCTGTTTTGTGGACGGCTCCTGTGTGCCTGCGAGGTCAAGTGAAAGAGAGGTAAACAAATGAACACAATAGGAATTGCGCTGATTAGTTTCGGTGTGGGACTGATAATCAGCTTAAAGCTGATGAAAGAGGACGAGAAGAAACGAAAGCGGGGTAAAAGAGATGTTTAAGTTAATAAGAGAAATTCGCCGAAATATGTCAGTTATGAACATAGATGGTATAAGAATTTTAGCAGAAGTGGCAAGAGATATTGTATGTAATAAAAAATATCGTAAGGCGGACGGTGAATTAACACCGGAGCAGTTCGACAGACAGGTTAAGCAAGTCTTGGAAATCGTAAAAAGAAACGAGGCGTGCAATGTCTGAAAGATTTAAGTATGTTATATCAGTTGTTGTATTTAGTATGATACTGATTATGACAGAATTTATAATGATGAATATGATTGGGAGGTGAAAGAGAATGAATAACTATTATATTACGTTTGGCAGTGAGGGACAGCCTTTTAAGGGGGGTTGGATAATCATCGAGGCTGAAAATGAAGCGCAAGCACAAAAACTATTTAGAGCAATATATCAACCACTTGACAGTCGTGACGCATTACTAAAGTATTGTTCAATGTATGACGAAAGGTCATTTAAAAGTACAATGATGTACAAAAACAATGACAATCTTGGAGCAGGTTGTCACTGCAAAATCAGCATAAAAAAAGAGACCGTATGAGGTGCAACTCGAAACGGTCAAAGGTAATTACATAGATTAATCTATGTTTTACATATATTATACCACAAAAAAATAAAAAAATCAAGAAAGGAATGATAAAAAGTGGGTAATGCAAATTTATTAGAGGTCGCTCGAGGCGCAATCGGTGAAAGATTGGACTATGAGCTAAGCAAGGTCGTTGATAATATCGCCGACTTGAACACCAAGGCGGACGCAGTAAGGAAGATAACATTAACGCTGTCATTAAAGCCTGACAGCGAAAGACAGAACATCAAAATGTCAACACAGGTTAAGTCAACATTGACACCAACGAACAACATTGAAAGTGCGTTGTATTTGACGGAATCAGACGAGGGCAAAGCATTGGTCGAAATGCTTCCGCAAGTACCGGGACAAATGGCATTAGACGGCTCGGAGCAAGACGAGCCAAAGGTTATACCAAGTAAGAAAGCAATGTAATTTAAGGAGGAAAAAGATAATGATTAACAAAGAGTTTATTGAAAAAATCGAGGATATGACAGGACCAAAGGTGATTGAAACCGACCATGGCGCATTTTCAGACAAGCAACTACACAGAATTGAGGACAGATTGCTTGATACAACCAAATTGTCAAGTCTAAGTGGTTTAGTCACTATGATGAAACAAGAAATGGACAATTATGATAAGCCATTATTCGTCAGAGTGGTATCACCGGAGCAGGTTGATGTATTGGGTACGGTCAGATATGATATGCAACGTGAAAGACCATATGTTGCATATGCGAAATTCAATAGCTTTGACTTCGATAGTTATATGAGCATTGAAAATATGATTATCTGCCTAAAATCACGTTTTGCGCCGACAGAGGACAGAGATTATCTTGTGCAGTTGCTTGGTAACATTACCGACCAACAGAGTGTACAGACAAAAGACGACGGTATCACGCAGTCGGCAACCGTCAAGAGCGGTATTCAGCTTGTGGGCGAACAGAGAATTAAGCCGATTGTTACGTTGAAACCATACAGAACATTTTTGGAAACAAAACAACCGGAAAGCGATTTCTTAATCAGACTTAAAGACGGCAGAGCGGCACTGTTTGAGGCAGACGGTGGAGCTTGGGAACGTGAGGCAGTAAAAAATATTGCGGACAAGCTAAGAGAACTACTTGCCGATATTCAAAATGTACATATAATCGAATAATAAAAAAACGGGGGATTTCATATCCCCCGCAATACCGTTCAACGGCATATATTATAACACAACAATATTTTAGCATAGAAAAGGAGAAATGTCAAATGAACATATACGAAATAGACAATGCAATGTTTTTTTTAGTTGATGAAGAAACAGGCGAAATAAAGGATTACGAGGCATTTGAAGAACTGCAAATGCAGAGAGAAGAAAAAATCGAAAATACAGCGTTGTGGTATAAAAATCTCGTAGCCGAGAGTAAGGCTATCCGAGAAGAAGAAAAGGCACTTGCGGAACGTCGTAAGTCGTTGGAAAACAAAGCTGAAAGTTTGAAGAATTTCGTAAATCGAGCATTGCAAGGCAATAAATTCGCTACTCCAAAAGTGGCGATAAGTTACAGAAAGTCAACGGCGGTGGAAGTTGATGACGAATTTATCGACTATGCAATGAAGAACAACAGTGACTTACTGACATATAAGCAACCTGAGCCGAACAAAGCGGTCATTAAGGAAATGTTGCAGGGCGGTTTTGATATTCCGCACGCAGAGTTGACCGTGAGAAACAACATGAGTATAAAATAAGGAGTGATACATATGGGAATACCGGTTTTAATTATGGGTGAAAGCGGTAGCGGAAAAAGCGCAAGCCTAAGAAATTTTGACGCAGATGATTTGGTAATATTTAATGTGGCAAGTAAGCCGCTTCCGTTCCGCAAGAAGTTAAATTCAATCAAAAAGGCTACATACAACGTTATTGCCAAAGAATTAAGTAAAAAGCAGTATAAGCGATACGTTATAGACGACAGTCAATATCTGTTGGCGTTCGATTCGTTTAATCGTGCAAAAGAAACAGGCTATGCGAAATTTACCGATATGGCGGTACGTTTTCAAAAGATGATTACATTCATCATTGAGGGATTACCCGATGAT